CGGCGGATGTCCTCGGGGCTCGGGCCCCTGAATCGCACCGTCATCCTCATGCCGGCCTCAGCTCCTGGCAGAGCAATTGAAGTTCTTCCCGGCGACCCGTGCGGTCGAGGACGGCCTGGATTTCGAATTCCCGTCTATCGAACCGCACCCGTTGCCTAGGCTCAATGCCCCGGCGCCAGCGGATGGTGATGCGGTGATCCGCTTGGATGTGCGACTGCTGTGCCTCAAAATAGGTGCGGCCACTCAGAGCCTCAACGGCGGCCCACACGGTCGCGATGGGCTGCCACACAGGTTCCGGCAGCGGCTCGCCCCACTCGTTGCGACCCTCAACGTAGCGGCCAATTTCGATGCGGTGGCGAAGGGCTCCGGCCCGCATCAGTCACCGCCCCCGGTTGGGCCCGGGTAGAAAGCCCGATCTTGCCAAAGCAGGGCTTCCACCGCGAAGGCGAGCTCCCGGGGCACCGACCCCACTGCCACGGCCTCCCGGTTCTCGTACCACGCCCCGACGAGGAGAAGGATCGCCTGCACGGCCCGCTTGGGCACGGCGTCCGGGGCGTAGCCGGCAGTGAACTCCACCTGCACCGGTAGCCCCGGGGCCAGCGTTACTCCCGGCCACGAGGCTCCGGGGCGGAGGTGGATGGCCCCCGGTTCGGAGGTGGTCTCGACCAGGTAGAGGGCTGGGTCCAGCGTCTTCTCGGTGCCGTCGGCGAGGGTGTAGGTGATCCCCGCTACGGACTGGAGCGGAGGACGGGGCAGGTAGATGGACCGGCCGGAGGGGAACCGCTCCAGCCCCAGGCGGAAGGTCCTCGGGATGTACGCCCGGCCCTGGAACGTCTCGCAGAACTCGCGGGCGGCTACGATGGCCCGCCGGATCCAGGCATCTTCCTCATCCCCGTCTACCCTGAGGTGGATCTTGGCGTCCTCTAGTGCCACCGGCTCGACCACCGGGGCGACCACCTCCCGGAGACTCCACCGCATGCAGGTTCACCTTCCCCGGCCTTTCTGGCGTTTGCCTGAATCCGCCTTGGCCTGGCGCCTGGGTTTCTCCCTCTGATCCGCGCTGTCGGGCTGGGGCTCATCGCGGACAGGCTCCAGGCACCCGGCCAAGATCAGCCGCTTGGCCCGCTCGGGGGCCATGGAAACGGGGGAGCCAGGCTGGACCCGCTCCCCCGTCTCGAGGTCAACGAACTCAGCGATGCAGCGATACGTCATCGCCACCCACCGCCTTACGCGGCCGGCACATCGAGCACGACGTAGGGCGACACCTGCGTGACGCCATCTTCCAGGGTGAGCGGGCTGGCCACCCACCCCTTGCCGTCGACGTTCCAGAAGACCTTGATGACGGTCTTGTTCTCGGTGAAGTAGACGTGCTCACTGGCCGCAACGAAAGGCCCGGAGCCGTCCTTGATCAGGTAGTATTGGAAGTCGACCAGCATCAGATCGCCCTTGCTGCCCAGCGCCGGGGTCCGCCCGGTCCAGCGGATCGGCAGGCCAGCCAGCGTATCTGCAATGCCACTGGTCGCGTCGCCGCGGATGAAGATCAGGTTTCCGGCGTCGTCCTTCAGCTGCATCAGTTGGGGCAGGATGCTCTGGTTCGCAACCCACACGGCCCGACCAAGGGAGTCGGGAAGCAGCTTGGCCAGCATGTTGACGATGTCAACATACTGGATCTGGTTGGCGGCCGCCCGATTGACAGCGATGGCACCCGCGCTATTCAGTACGCCCAGAGGCTTGCTGGTGCCGTCACCGGTCAGGAACGCTACATCTTCCGCCGACGCAATGGCGCCCCGCAGCAGGTTGCGGATGACAGTCCCGGCGGCCTGCCAGTTGCGGAGCAGCTTGTCCGTGACGACAACATGCGCCGCAACCTCATGGGGCTCCAGGGCGATCTCGACCAGCTTGGCGTCGGTTTCGGGCTTCTGCGCGCCCTCGCCGATCCACTGCACAGCCACCCCGCCGTAGATGCCCTGGCTATGGTCCAGCGCGGGGATGGTTAGCTTCGCGTCAGGCGGCGTACCGGGCGGAATGACCGTAGCCCGCGGACGCACCACGGCCTCTTCAGGCGTAAGCTGCAGCAGTTCGTCGCGGAATTGCTCGGGTACCGCATACCCGCCGCTTTCGCCGACGTCCATTCGCATCTCAGCGGTGATGCGACCCCTGGGGTCGCCGAAGCGGACCGCAGCGACGAACTCACCCAACGACTCAAAGCCGCCATCGTCCAGGTCTCGCTGCCGGGACCCGCTCGGACGAGGCGCGGGGAAGGCCAGCGCGCTCAGAGCCTGCATCCGCTCCCGGACCTTGGCCTCCCGGGCCTCGCGCTCCCGGGCCTTCTCGATTTCCTGGTCCATGGCAGTGATCTGGTTCTCGAGCTCCTCGAACCGGGCTACCTCCTCCTCGGTAAGATCCCGGTTCTCTGCCTTGGCGGCGTCCACAAGCGCCGCCTGCGCCTTCACCAGGTCGGCGCGTTCCTGCAGGAGCTCCTGCATGGACTTCACCACTTGACCCATCTCCTTTCATTCACGCGCACGCGGCGCTCATACAAGCCAACCGGCGCCCCGAAGAGGGCGCCGGTTGCTGAAACATCGTCCTCATTCGCCTGTCGGGATTGGCTGGCCCGGAGGATCGCCCGGGCCTTCTCCGCATTGCGGTACCGCGACAGGTCCATCTCGACGCCGTTGATCACCACCTTGTCACCCTGGATGGTCGCGGCCACCTGCTTGGCCTCCTCGACCTTGTCGGCGAAGCCCAGTTCGACAGCCTCCTCGGCAGTCATCCAGGTCTCTGCGTCCAGGAGCTCAATGATCTGCTCGTCATCGAGACCGGTCTTGGCCCGGTAGGCAGCCACCATGCTGTCCCGGATCTTGTCCAGGGCGTCGGCCATGTGGCGCATGTCCTCCGCCTCTCCCCAGACCAAGGCAGAGGGGTTGTGCACCATCATCATCGCGTTCTTGGGCATTATCACGACGTCTCCGGCCATGGCGATGAGCGAGGCCGCCGATGCAGCCAACCCGTCCACGTAGACGGTAATCGTTGCCGGGTGCCGGGCCAACATCGAGTGGATCGTCTGTCCGGCGAAGACGTCGCCGCCCGGGCTGTTTATGTAGACCCGGATCTCGTCCACGTCCCCGAGGGCTTGGAGATCCTCACGGAACTGGGCCGGGGTCACCTCATCGCCGTACCAGGTCACGTCGCTGATGGGCCCGTAGATGAGCAGTTCGCTGACTCCAGCCTCGGCTGCGGCCCGGAACTGCCAGAACCGCTTTTTCACTCGTTTCCACCCCCTCGCCGCTCGGGTCTGCCGGTCTCGTCAAGGGGCACCATGTTGCCGTTGACCAGGTACACCTGGCCAGCGCCGCCGGGGATGGGGTTCATTTCTTCGAGTTCGCGCCATTCGTCGGCGTTGATGATGCCGTTTTGCCGCTGAATGGCCAGCCCTTCCTGGCGGCTCTTGTAGTCGCCCCGGAGCAGGCCCTCAACGTTGAACTTGACGTAGAAGCCCTGCTCCTTCTCCCTGCGGGTGAACAGCTTGCGGTTGATCTCCCGCTCCCAGCGGACGATCCACGGCAGCATGGTGTACTTGACGAACTCCAGCGACTGGTGCTCGATGTTGCTGAACGTGGCCCGCTCCAGATTGGCGATCATGTGCGGCGGCACCCGGAACAGAGCCGCAATCTGGTCCCGGGTGAGCTTCAACATCTCGACCGTCTGGGCGTCCCGGAGCGGCATGGGAATGCGATTGAACTTCATGCCCTCTTCAAGCACCAGCGGCCGCCAGCTATTGGCCAACCCAGCTCCGCGGGCCTCCAGGTCGGCTTTCAGGTTCTCCCGAGCCTTGTCCGACAGCTTGCCGGGGTGCTCCAGCACGCCGCCCACGTTCATGCCCTGCCCGTAAAATCGGGCCAGGAACTCCTGGGTGGCTAGGCCGATTCCGACCATCTCCGCAGCGTGGGCGATTGGCGAAAGGCCTTTCAACCCATCGAACGAGAAGCCCGGGATGTGCAGGACCCGTTCAGCCGGCAGGAGCATCCATTCCCCGTCATCTGTGGTCACCCGGTACCAGATCCGCTCTGTCTCGGGGTCCCGCTCTGGCTCGACCTGCGTCCACTGGTACGGGTACAGATCCGCCGGTCGGCCAGACATGTCGGGCGTAATCACGGCGTAGCCATTGCCGCTGATAGCACAGTTGGCAGTGACGGTCTCAACGAATGTCTGCCCCGTCATGTCCGGGTTCGGCTCGGCCCACAGAAGTCGGGCAACCGGGTGGTCAGGGATTTTGTCGGCCCCTCCATTGGGGCGGCGCCTGTAGACGGAGCCCGGAAGGCTCCCCATGGTCTCAGCGATCACCCGGACACAGGCGTATACGTCGATGAGCCGCATAGCAGTGGACTCGGTCACCCGCACCCCGGAATGGGTGCCCTGCCCCCGGATGCGGGAGAGGACATCGCGGTCGAAGTCCTCCATGCTGTAGGTCCGGGCCAGGACCCGGCTCAGCAGGCCCATCAGCTACCCCTCCTCGGGAAGCCAGCCCACATGAGCAGGCCTCCGCAGATGATGAGGGCCGCCGGTGGGTGGACAAGCCAGAGCCCCGCGGCAAAGGAGGCGAACCCAACAAGCAGCATCAGTTCCCGGACGATCTCCTCGAGCTTCACAGGAAGATCCGCCCCCTTTCCTCGTACACGGACCCTTCGGACTTGGTCACGCCGGCCGCGACGGCCAGGGTTCTGGCCTCCCAGGAGAGCACTGCCGCCATCGCAGCGTCCGTCTTGTTGGGCGAGTCAGCTCGCTCTTTCTGGATGATCCAGAGCGGCTTGCCCTCCTCATCAAGGAAGTTCAGCCGCTTGCGGGAGGCATTGGCGATGTGACGCTCGAACCGCTTGTCCCCGTCGTGGCTCAGTTCGCCGGCCGCGATCGCGTGTGCGAACCCGCGGACGGCGTAAGCCATGGGCTTCAGACGGTTGGTGTGCCACGCGATGACCGTCTTCTCGCCGTACCTGCCCGCCCACTCGGCCACCTGGCTCTCCCACCAGTACGGGTCCGCGTTCATGCGCCAGACTTCCCAGCTCTCGAAAGCCTGGGCCACCGTCGCGTCGATCTCGTCCTGAGGCGCCTCCCATTCCTCAACCCCCGGAGGTTTCTCCCAGAGGCCCAGGAGCCACTGGAAGCCGGTCGGGACGTGGGTTGCGACCAATGCGACCGAGTCCCGCCACCGGGCGCCGTCGAACCCGAGAGTGATCAGCTCGCCTTCGGGAACGACGAAGTCAGGCTTGGCGAGTTCTCGCCACCGCTTGAGGTCGAACGCCCGTTCCGAGGCCTGAACAGGCCTATTCAGCCAGACCCGTTCGAGGTACGCCCGGTCCGCAGTCGGGTCCATCCACTGCTCGACGATCCCGTCAATGTCCGACCACTCGGCAACGGGGCCGGACGCCTCGATAACGGCGGCCCGGATGCCCTCCGGGGTCGTCAAGTCGTGATGATCCGAGGCCTGGCGGTGAAAAAAGAAGAGCCGGCTGTCTTTTACACGGCCCTCTGCGACCGCTTTGGCGTACTCCATCGTCTCCTCGGCTACCGACCCCTCCCCCGGAGCTGGGGCGGTGGTGACCTCCAGGGACCACGGTTCCGCCAATCGGCGCTTCGGCAGGTTGGCGAGCATGGTCCGGTGTGCTTTCTTCAGACGGGGGATGGTGAAGCGGTGCGTTTCATCGAAGACCTGGAAGGTCGTTCGGGCCCCGTCTCGAGCGTCCGGAGCACCAGCCAGGGCAACCGCCTTTCCATCCCCGTTTTTCCGCATGATCCGCTCCAGACCGATGTCAAAATCGTCGGCGAGCGGCCCCTCCGAGAGCACGACGTACAGGGTGCCGTAGCAGAGGTCCTCACTCTGCTCCTCGGTGTAGGCCACAAGAGGGATGTACGGGTCTTTGACTCCCACCCCGACCGGCTGGCCGTAGGCGTCGAACCCGTCGCACCGCACCGGGGCCTCGGGATGGAGTTCAGCGGCTGCGATCCATGCCGCGAGCTCTGTCTTGGCGCTGCCCTTCCGCAGCGAAATAGCCGCCCGCCGGAAGCGTCGCCGTCCGGCTTTCGGGTGTCCCTGGGGATAGACCTCGTACATCCTGTAGATCAAAGCCCGCTTTTCGTCGTCCAACCTGGCGGGCTGGCCCCGGAGATCTCCCGGGCCGTGGATCAGGAACGTCTCGATCCAGTCACATACCTGAGGACCAAGGGTGGGCCAGAACTCGTCGTCGTCAGGTACCATGAAGACGCTCATTTGACCACCCGCAACACCTGTCGCGGATCGCCCTGAATGCGTCCCGCAGGCTCCGTAGCAGGCTCCTTAGGTGGCTGGCGCTTCCTCGCAGCCTGCTCGCCCTTCTCGATCTCCCACTGTAGCCGACTGCGGTCCACAGGCGAGAGGCCAAACCTCGCCTCCTGCAACCTGATCTCCTGCAAGAGTTCCTTGCGGCTCGAAGCGCTGGTAGCCAGGTAGAAGTCGTCCACGAGCACTGCCAACCGCTCCAGCCCATCCACATCGCTGGGGAGGTACTCGTTAGCCATGGGCGACTCCCAGACCCGCTCCCACCAGCGCAGCGTCATGGGGTGCCACTCCCGACCGTCGGGGCTGGTCAATTCTGGGACCCGCGGGTTCTCCGGAGCAGTCAGAACTGCTGCACCCGCTTTCCGATTGCGCCGTTGCCTCATGTGCGCCGGCTTTGGCGCCGGACCTCGACCGGCCATGAGCTCACCCCCCGTCGCGTCAGTCGGGCCCTCCAGACCCGTACACCTCGAAAACGAGGCCCCCGCCCGGTCCCAGGGCAGCCAACCCCAAAGATTCGCCCCCCCTACCCC